CCCTTTAATCTAGGAGATAATAATGGGAAAGATAGATATTTTCAGACAATCTTTTAAGGGTGTAAGAGCAAATAGATTTGAAATTTTTGGTAAAACACCAGTTAATGTTGATATTCCAGATTTTAAAATCTATGCTAAGGCAGGATCTGTGCCTGGTTCAAGTATAGGAATCATTCCAGTTGGTTTCAAAGGAAGACCTGTGAAATTCTCAGGTGAAAGAACATATACTGATTGGGCAGTACAGGTATATGATTCATCAAAAACTGACCTTCGTAAAGTTATTGAAGACTGGATCGATAAAATGGATAGTAGATCAGATCACGAAGTAAATTATGATTACACTGCTGATTGGGAAGTTCATTATCAGGACATGACAAATACATCATCTACCCCATTATACAAACGTAAAATTAAACTGGTTCATTGTTTTCCAGTAGACATTTCACCTGTAGATTTGAGCTATGATGCACCAGATACATTCGCTGAATTCACTTTAACACTCACTTACGATTATTGGCAATATATCTAATGGGTAAAATAGATGATTTTAGAAAATATTTCGTAGGAGTAAAGTCCAACAGATTTAAAGTAACTGGTGGCATTCCATCTTCATTAAGATCACAAATCAATTCAAGTGTCTTTAACCAGGCACTTGAAATTTATTGCAAAGCAACTCAATTTCCAGGTTCTAGTGTTGGTTCTATAAATCTAAATTATAGAGGTAGACCTGTGAAATTCCCAGCAGAAAGATCAGCAGCTGATTGGGCAATACAGGTATATTCATCAGAACACCAATCAGAAGATTTAAGAACTTTTTTCCAAAGATGGATTGATTTCATCAACAGTGGTAATCATGACAAGATGAATTGGAAAGCCTATGCTGCAGAATGGGTAGTTTCCTATAACGATATGACTGCTGCTCAATCCAACTCTAAATATAAAACTTTTTGTTCTTTAATTAACGTATTTCCTATTGATATTTCTCCAATAGAATTGACAAACGATGCCACTGATGTTTTTGCAGAATTTACTGTGACATTGAGTTATGATTATTCTGTATTTTATCCCTAAATAGTATTATGGCTAACAATTTTTTTGGTTTTTTATTCGGAAAAAATAATAATAATGAACTATCTCCAATAACTCAAGAGGTAGGCAATCAACCATCATTTGCTGCACCAGATGATTATGACGGAACAATAACCGCAGAATCTGGTGGTTTCTTCTCTACAGTTTATGATTTCGGTGGTTCTATACGAGATGACAATACACAATTATCTCATTATAGATCTATGTCATTGTATCCAGAAGTGGATATGGCAATTGAAGATATTATTAATGAAACTATTGTATATGATGAAGATCATAATGCAGTTTTCTTAGATCTTTCAAACGTAGATAATTTATCTCCACAGATCAAGGATAAAATTCATAAAGAATTTAAGGGTATTCTTAAATTATTAAAATTTAATCATCAAGGTTGCGATATTTTTAGAAAATGGTATATCGATGGAAGATTATATTATCATACGATTATTGATGTAACCAGACCAGAAAAGGGTATACAGGAACTTCGTTTAATTGATCCATTAAAGATTAAGAAGGTTCGTAAAGTAGATAAAGAAATTAAAAATATTAATGGTATTCAGACAAATCTAATTAAGAATATCGAAGAATATTTTGTTTATACAGATCTGGATCCTGATGCAATCATGCAAACCAGTTCTTCTGGCCTTAAAATCGCATTAGATTCGATAACGTATGTTCACTCTGGTTTGATTGATTTAAATTCAAAACGTGTTATAGGCTATCTACATAAGGCTATTCGCCCTCTTAATATGTTACGTCAAATTGAAGATGCAGTTGTCATCTACAGAATGACAAGAGCACCCGAAAGACGTATTTTTTATATTGATGTTGGTAATTTACCAAAAAATAAAGCCGAACAATATATGCGTGAGTTAATGAATCGATATAGAAATCGATTAGTTTACGATCAAAAAACTGGTGAAGTTAAAGATGATCGTGCTCATTTAACAATGCTTGAGGATTATTGGATTCCACGAAGAGAAGGTGGTCGTGGTACTGAAATATCTACTTTAGATGGCGGTCAAAATTTAGGCCAAATGGAAGATGTCGAATATCTTCAAAGAAAATTATATAGAGCATTGAATGTTCCCATATCAAGACTTGAAACAACAACTGGTTTTAATATGGGTAGATCCAGCGAAATAAGCCGCGATGAAGTAAAATTCTTTAAATTTATTGAAAGATTACGAGCAAAATTTGCCATGTTGTTCTTAGATCTTTTAAAGAAACAATTAATTCTTAAAGGCATCTGTACATTAAATGATTGGGAAAAGATATACCAAGATATAAACTTCACTTTCACTAAAGATTCATATTTCACAGAATTAAAGGAAAATGAAATTCTTAGAGAAAAAGTGGATATGTTAAATATATTGGCTTCTTATGAAGGTAAATATTTCTCTTCTAAGTATATTCGTAAGCATATTTTACGACAATCCGATGAAATGATGCGTCAAATTGATGTAGAAATATCATCAGAACAAGCACTTGCTGCACAGGCACAAGCACAACAACAAATGATGCAAGGTCCACCGCAACAAGAGGAAGAACCTAAAAAATGAGATATTATTATCATGAAAAGGAAAGATTGGTTAAATTATTCAATTCATCAAAAAAGTTAAAATTGCCAGTTACAATTTATTTAAGAGATAGAAACACAATAATTTTAAATCCACCTCAAGTACAAATGATTCAATCTTTTGTGAATAGTGATAATAAAAAATTAAAAATGCTGTTATCGGATAAAAAAACCATAAATAATTTTCTTGGACATTTTACAGAAAATCTTAAAAAAATAAATAATAAAAGAACTAGGAGCAAACAATGAATAATTTTTCTGATCTTATACCCCTTATAATGGAAAATAAGTTATCACAAGCTAAAGATATATTAAATGAACGCCTTTACACTAAACTTGGTGTAATGCTTGAGCAACGTCTAGAAGACTACGCACCAACTGTGTTCATGACACAAGAAGAGTTGGAAATTCATGAAGCTAAGAAAAAAATGGAAGAAGATGATAAAGAAGACAGTGAAGATGAAATAGATTATGAAGACGAAGATAATGATGGTGATATTGATGAAGATGGTGATAAAGACGATAGTGATGAGTATTTAAAAAATAGATCTGAGAAAATTAAAAAAAATACAAATGAAGAAATAGATTCTGATGATGACGATATCATTGAAGAAGAATTTATGACAGAATTGACTGCCATTGTCGAAGAAATAGAAGCAGAACTTGGTGAAGAACTAACAGAAGAAGAAATAGCCGAAATAGCAGAAGAATTACTTTCAGAAGAAGAAATTTGCGAAGACTGTGAAGAAGAAACCCAAGAATAAGGAATTCCATGAAGTTAATCACAGAAACAATTGAAAACGTAAAAACTCTTGTAGAGTCTACCGACAATGGTAAAAATTATTATATTGAAGGTATTATGATGCAAGGTGAAACTGTGAATCGTAATGGAAGAAAATATAGCATTAATATTCTTGAAAACGAGTGTGGCCGTTATGTCAAGGAATACGTTGATAAAAAACGTGCTCTAGGTGAATTAAATCACCCATCTGGTCCATCTGTAAATCTAGATCGTGTCTCACACATGATTGTAGAATTAAATCAAGAAGGTAATAATTTCATCGGTAAAGCTAAAATATTAGATACACCGATGGGTAAAATTGTTAAATCATTGATTGATGAAGGTGCTTTATTGGGTGTTTCTTCAAGAGGTATGGGAACATTAAAAAGAGTAAACGAAATTAATGAAGTTCAATCAGACTTTACTTTAAGTGCTATTGATATTGTTGCTGATCCATCAGCTCCAGATGCCTTTGTAAATGGTATTCTGGAAGGAAAAGAGTGGGTATGGCACAATGGATTACTTAGAGAAAAAGAATTGTCTGAAATGAAAAAACAATTGCAAAAGACCAGTAAAAAAGATATGGAAAAAAAAGCCATAAAAATGTTTGAAAACTTTTTGAGGAAGTTATGAAAAACGAAACAAATATTTCATCAAGCATATCTTGCAGAAATGCAAGATATGCTATTTACTGTAAAGTTCATAATGATTTAAAAGAAAATAATAGTATAAAACAAATCAATGAAAAATTCTTTAGTGGTGGTACTCCACTATTTCAGAAATTAGGTAGTAGATTAGCACTTGCTGCCAGAAAAGGATTGAGAACTGTTAGGGGTCCAATAACAACTGGTCAATATAGTCAAAAAATGGGTGCATTGCCTGTACAAAAACCATCTATTATGGCGGCTGCTTTACCTAAACTCGCCACAATGGGATTAAGAGCTGCTATATCTAGTGGTTTAAATTTTCCAACCGCACGTGGTAATGTAACTAATCCTTTAAAGGGAGTAACAAACTTAGGTAGTGTTTTGAGAGCTGGCAGAGCTGTATCAAATGCTTTTAGAACAAATCAACCTCAAGAACCACAAACATCTACATCTCCAGTAACAGCTAGATCTGGTCCAAAACCATTAATGACTGCTGCTCAATTAGCATCACAGATAAGATCAACACAACAAGAATTAGCGAGAAGATCTACTCAAGAAATAGATTTATTACCAAGATCATCTAGAATAAGTCGTATTGCTGCATTGAGAGCAACAGAACAAAGATTAAAAGATCTTCAAGCACAAAATACAGGTATATTGGGATTTAAATATGATGAGGATGATGTATATCCCAAACCAAATTTATACAAACCACCAAATAATCCAGACCCTACGAATTAGTCCAACAATAGACGTTACATATCGTTATGTAAATAATAAAAAATATAAATAATATTACTTACGGAGAAAATTATGAATCAAGGTCAAGATGTACAAGATGCAACAGGAAAGGGAACTTTCGCCTCGAATGGCGTAACTCCTATGTTTGCTAAACCAATTGCAAAAGACGGTTTAGCAAAAGCAAACATGGCTTCACTTTCACCTCAAGGTGGTGCAGCACCAAAGCAAAACACCACAGAAGAACCAGAAGATGATATGGAAGAAACCAAAGAATCAGTACAATTAGATATTACTGATTATGTTGATGCACTTTTTGAAGGACAAGATCTTTCAGATGAATTCAAAGCAAAGGCTGCAACCTTGTTTGAAGCTGCTTTGAATGAAAAAGTAGCAATCATCGAACAAGCAATTTTACAAGCATCACAAGAAGTAATTGAGGAAGAAGTATCCGCAGTAGCATCTACTCTCACTGAGCAAGTAGACGGTTATCTTGGATATGTTCTCAATGAATGGATGGAAGAAAATCGTCTTCAAGTCGAGCAAGGTTTCCGTACCGAGATTGCCGAAAACTTTATCCAAGGACTCAAAGAGTTGTTTGAAAATAACTATATTGAAGTTCCAGAAGAAAAGGTCGATCTCGTTGATGAATTATTTGCCGAGAATCGTCAACTTGAAGAAAATCTTAATCAACTCATGAAACAGCACATGGAATTACAAGAGAAAAATATTGTAAATGAATGTGCTAATGTTTTCATGGAACTTTCATCAGATCTTGCAGATACAGAAGTTGAAAAACTTGCTTCACTCTGCGAGTCTATTGAATTCAATTCAGTTGATCAATACAAAGAAAAAGTAAAAATACTCAAAGAGTCATATTTTAATGGTAAGTCACCTGAAGCAGAAAGCCTCACCGAAGAAACTACTACTTCATCTAAACCATTTATCAATGAAGATATGAATGTTTATGTCAATTCAATCAGTAAGCATCTCAAAGCCATAAAAGGTTAATTTAACAAAAAGAAAATAGGAGAAATAAAATGGATTTTAATGGAATAACCCCTTATGACCAACTTCTTGAGAAGTGGTCCCCAATCATTGATCACCCAGAATTAGACAAGATCAATGACATTCAACGTCGTCGTAATACCGCAGTTCTTCTTGAGAATCAAAAGAAGGCACTCAGAGAAGGTGCAAGTGATTTCCTCACAGAAGCACCTGTAAATGCTATGGGTGGCAATTTTGCCAATAATCAAGTAGCTCAAGGTGGCGCATCAACATCAGCTCTCGCTGGTTATGATCCAATCCTAATCAGCCTTGTTCGTCGTGCAATGCCTAACGTCGTTGCTTATGATGTAGCAAGCGTTCAACCAATGTCAGCACCAACTGGTCTTATCTTTGCATTCCGTTCAAGATACGACAATCAAGCTGGTCTTGAGGCAATGTATGATGAACCAATCGCATCCTTCGCTGGTGCTCTTGGATCAACTGGTGTTGGTGCTGGTGCTACTGGCTTTACTTATACCAACCCATTTGGTCTAGGTGCTTCATCTGGTAGCTGGAATGCTTCACCAGATCGTAAAGATTTGTTTAATTCATTCCGTGGTTTCCTTACACAAAATGCAGAATCACTCGGTGAAGCTGGCAACCCATTCAAGGAAATGTCATTCAGCATTGAACGTGTCGCAGTACAAGCTCGTACACGCGCACTCAAGGCAGAATACACAACTGAACTTGCACAAGATCTCAAGGCTGTTCACGGTCTTGATGCTGAGGCGGAACTCGCAAATATTCTTTCAACTGAAATCTTGAACGAAATCAACCGCGAAATTCTCCGTGCAGTTTACACCATTGCCAAGACAGGTTCACAACAAAGAGATCTTTCATACTCTGGTTCATACGATCTCTCAACAGATTCTGACGGTCGTTGGTCAGCTGAAAGATATCGTGGCCTCATGTTCCAAATCGAACGTGAAGCAAACGTCATTGCGAAAGAAACTCGTAGAGGCAAGGGTAACTTCATTCTTTGCAGCGCAGATGTTGCTTCTGCTCTCGCAATGGGTGGATTCCTTAATCTCTCACCAGCACTCAACGTCAATATGAATGTTGATGATACTGGTAACGTCTTCGCAGGCGTTCTCAACGGCAAGTACAAGGTCTTCATCGATCCATTCGTTCCTGCTGGTGTTGACTTCTTCATGGTTGGTTATAAGGGTCAATCCCCATATGACGCTGGTATGTTCTACTGCCCATACGTTCCGCTACAAATGGTACGTGCAGTCGGTCAAGATACCTTCCAACCCAAGATTGGCTTCAAGACTCGTTACGGCATGGTCGCAAATCCATTCGCCAAGGGTCGTGATGTAATCAGCGCAAACGCTGAAGGTTTGGATGCTAATAGCAACGTCTATTACAGACTTACTCGCGTAGTCAATCTCCATGGTCTTGATTCAGGCTTCAATACCTGATAATAACCCGTAAGGTTTATAAGGAAAAGGGTGGCGAAAGCCACCCTTTTTCATTGCATAAATAATAGTATGTTTAATCCAGCAAATATACCAGCTTCTGTGAAGGCAAATTTGCCTGGTGATTTTTATTCATCAAATCCATCTATACCAGTAAATACAAACTTTCTTCTACAGAATAGATTTGTATTTACATTGAGTAGATGCCCAACAATGAGTTATTTTCTTCAACGAGTAAATTTACCTTCTTTGAGTATTGGTATATCACCGCAGTCTAACCCAACACCAATAGATATACGTCTAGCTGGAAATAGATTTCAATTCGAAGATTTACAGGTTAGTTTTCCAGTTGATGAATATATGATGAATTATAAAGAATTGTTCGATTGGATGAAGGGTTTGGCCCCATACACAGATAATGTAGAGGAATTAAAGGATATACATAAAACATCTGATGCTACATTGGTTATTTTGAACAGTCAATATAATCCAATTATCACATATAAGTTTTATAATATATTTCCTAGTTTTTTATCTGGATTAGATTTTGATGTTACTTTAAATGATACTGATGTTGTGATTGCCTCGGCAGTATTTACATATACACACTTTGATATTTTTGAAGATAAGACTTTATAATATGACACTAAATGATATTAAAAAAATGGTAGAGGATGATGTCCTCATTGATAATACAAGTTTAGATCACGAAGCCTCGGTTGTTCCTCAACAACATAACAAATATCTTTGTATATTGTCTGATGAAAAACTAGTATTGGCTAAGTTTGAAACAGATTTAAATGTTCTAAAAAGAAATAAATGGCTATATTACTCTGGAAAATTGAGTGAAGAACAACTGCACGATTTAGGTTGGGAACCATTTGAATTAGCACTAATACGTCAAGATTTAGATAAATTTATTGACAGCGATAAAGATGTAATTCAACTTGAATTAAAGGTAACTATGCAAAAAGAAAAAGTCAATTATCTAGAAAGTGTAGTTAAAATTATTTCAAACAAAATTTGG